ATCAAAAAACGACTCACTACCAAACAGTATCTCATTATAGCTAGAGGTGCTGCCAAGTCAATGTATGCTTTCTGCCTCCAAGCTTTCTTTCTTAATGTGGATACCTCTACTACTCATCAGATTACTACTGGTCCAACCATGAAGCAAGCAGAAGAAGTAATGTCTCCCTTCCGAACTGCCATTACTAGAGCAAGAGGCCCTCTCTTTAAGTTCTTAACCGAAGGCTCTCTACAGAACACTACTGGATCAAGGGCCCAAAGGGTAAAGCTTGCTTCTACTAAGAAGGGTATTGAGAACTTTCTGACTGGTTCTTTGCTAGAGATTCGTCCTATGACGATCAATAAGCTTCAGGGTCTTCGCCCTAAGGTTTCAACAGTCGATGAATGGTTGTCTGGGGACATTAGAGAGGACGTAATCGGAGCAATTGAGCAAGGTGCTTCAAAGATGGAAGACTATTTGATCGTTGCTATTAGCTCTGAAGGAACAGTTAGAAACGGTTCTGGCGATACAATCAAAATGGAACTTGCTACGATCCTTAGAGGAGAGTATCAAGCGCCTCACATTTCTATTTGGCATTACAAACTTGATGAAATTGAAGAAGTTGCTGATCCTGCCACTTGGGTAAAGGCAAATCCTAATCTTGGTAAGACTGTCACTTATGATGTCTATCATTTGGATGTCGAAAGAGCTGAAAAAGCTCCCGCAGCAAGGAACGACATCCTAGCTAAGCGGTTTGGCATTCCAATGGAGGGATACACATACTTCTTTACGTACGAAGAGACTCTTACTCATCCAATACGAGAGTTTTGGGGTCTTCCTTGTTCTATGGGCGCAGACCTTTCGCAAGGTGATGACTTTTGTGCGTTTACTTTTATGTTTCCTCTCTCTAGTTTCTCTTTTGGAGTTAAAACTAGAAGCTACATTACCGATTTAACGCTCATGAAGCTTCCTGGAGCCATGCGATACAAGTATGAGGAGTTTATTCGAGAAGGAAGTCTTCACGTCTTAGAAGGCACTGTGTTGGATATGATGGAAGTCTACGACGATCTTGATGCATTCATTCAGCAATCGGAATACGATGTTCGATGTTTTGGTTTTGACCCCTATAATGCTAAAGAGTTTGTTACTCGATGGGAAATCGAGAATGGATCTTATGGACTTGAGAAGGTTATTCAGGGTGCAAGAACAGAATCGGTTCCTCTTGGTGAATTGAAGATTTTGGCTGAAGAAAGAAAGCTTATTTTTGATCAAGCTCTAATGTCATTTGCTATGGGCAACGCAGTTACTTTGGAAGACACTAATGGGAATCGTAAACTTCTAAAGAAGCGAGCAGAAGAAAAGATTGATAATGTTTCTGCTATGATGGATGCATATGTTGCCTTCAAAGCACATAAGGAGGCATTCGAATGATTATTGAGGTTGAGCACTTCGGTACAAAGGGAATGCACTGGGGAATTACAACAACTATTGATGCTAAAGCTGTCAATAAACCTAAACGTCCTAAGCAACAGATGCGTCTTGAAAAGAAGAAGAAATTCAGAAACGTTTCAATTGGCGTAGGTCTTATTGGTGGAGGTGCAGTAGTTGCAGCTCTCATTGCTAGACATAATAAACTAAAAATCAAAGACATTAATCAGACTAGGCAAAGCGCTCAAAAAGCAAAAGATTTAATCGATGCAAATCGTAATGTAAAGGTTAAGCTATCTAGCGAGCATAGAAAGTTTCTCAGTGAATTTGGCGCAAAACAATCTCTCATTAATAAAGGCGCTAATGAAGATCTTAAAAAACTATATACATTAGCAGAAACTCCAATTAGAGATCGTGGATATTTGCCCTCTTGGCAAGTTCCAGTCTAGGAGGTTTAAATGAATGAAGTTGATGAGCTTCTGCTAGAGCATTTTGGTAAAAAGGGAATGCACTGGGGAGTTCGCAGTAATCCCGCAAATAGATCAATGAATAAAGCTGCTCGTGCTAAAAATATGGCAAAATTTAAATCAAGTGTTGAAACAGCTAGAGCAAATGTGGCACCTGGTGGAAAGTCAAGTATAGCTCTTCAAAAAGCAAAAAATGCTCATGCAGCAAATAAAGCAAAGCTTGGAACTTTCGAAGCAAGAAGAATTCTTAATGAAGCTAAAAACAAGCATTACCAAGAAGTACGTCTTGCGCAACAAGCTAAAGATGGAAAAGAAGTAACTAAAGTTCTTTTGACTTCGGCTGCTGCTGGTGTTGCTGTTTTCGCAATCAGTAGAGCTCTTAGTAAGAGTGCGTTCTAGTCGTCGAGGAGGTGATTTAATTTGCCTGTTCTAGATCAACTTAGAAGGGCTTGGAATGCCTTTCGAAATACAGATACAACTGTAACTTCAGAGCTTCAATATTCTACAAGCTCATGGGGTGGACCATCGCCTTCTAGACAAAGAATGCATTTTTATAGTGAGCGGTCAATCGTCTCCTCCATTTACACACGGATTGCAATTGATGTTTCTGATCTTGTTATTCGACATACTCAAACAGATGATGATGGACGATATTTGAAAGACGTTAAAAGTTCTTTGAATGATTGTCTTACATTAGAGCCAAATATTGATCAATCGCCTAGAGCCTTTAGGCAAGACATCGCAATGACACTATTCGACAAGGGTGTTTCAGCTCTTGTTCCTGTTGATACGTCAAGAGACCCACAAACTAATGAAATTTTTGACATCTTTACAATGAGAGTTGGAGAGATTGTTACTTGGTATCCAAGACATGTCAAACTTAGTGTTTACAATGAAAACAAAGGTAAGAGAGAAGAGATTACATTAGAGAAGCGTTTTGTTGCTATCATTGAGAACCCACTTTATGCGGTTATGAATGAAGTCAACTCAACATTGCAACGATTGATTAGAAAACTTACTCTTCTTGATGCTGTTGATGAGCAATCAAGTTCTGGCAGATTAGATGTCATCATTCAACTTCCTTATGTAATCAAGTCTGAATCTAGGAGACAGCAAGCAGAATCTCGTCGGGAAGACATTGAGTTTCAGTTGAGGGGTAGTCAGTATGGTATTGCCTACATCGATGGTACTGAAAAGATCACTCAGCTGAATCGTCCCAGTGAAAACAACCTTCTTAAGCAAGTAGAGTATTTAACTGCCTTGTTGTATAATCAGCTTGGTCTTACTGAAGAAGTAATGAATGGCACTGCTGACGAGAAGGCAATGCTCAACTACTATAACCGTACTATTGAGCCTATCGTCGATGCCATCGTCCAATCAATGCAACGAGCGTTTCTTGGGCCTGTGAATACTCTGGCTAATCAGAAGATTAAATACTTCCGTGACCCATTCAAACTTGTCCCTGTTGCTGACATTGCTGAGATCGCTGATAAGTTTACTCGTAATGAGATTCTTACGTCAAACGAAATCAGAGGGTTTATGGGGATTCCACCATCAAGCGATCCAAAAGCAGATAAGCTTGTTAACAGCAACATGCCTCAACCTGGACCTGGACCAGATCCTCAAGTTCAGGATCTTCAAGTTCAGGGGATTAACACTTTAGAAAGGAACGGTCAAAATGGAAGCGGACTTCAGCGGATGGGCAACTAAGTCAGGGCTTAAGTGCACTGACGGTCGAACCATTATGTCTGGGGCTTTCAAGCATCAGGACCAAATGCGTGTTCCTCTTGTTTGGCAGCATGGTCATTCAGACCCTGAGAATGTTCTAGGTCATGCGATTCTCGAGAATCGTGACGATGGAGTCTATACATATGGCTTCTTCAATGAGTCGCCACGAGCAGTTCATACTAAGGGCCTTCTTGAGCATGGTGATATTAACATGCTTTCTATTTGGGCTAATGAGCTTGTGGAGCGTTCCGGCCGGGTGCTTCATGGCGCTATTCGTGAAGTGAGTCTGGTTTTGTCAGGTGCTAATCCTGGTGCAGTTATCGAGAACGTTACTATTCGTCACTCTGATGGTGATGAGCTTCTAGATGACGAAGCCATTATTTATACTGGTCTTGAACTTGAGCATGAGACTAAAGAAGAAGAGAAGGTAGAAGAGAAGGAAGAAGAGACAACCGAAGAGAAGGATGACGAAGAAGATCTCGAGCTTTCTCATGCTACTGGTAATGATGAGACCATTGAAGACGTCTATAACACTATGACTGCTAAGCAGAAGGATGTTCTTCATTACATGGTTGGTCAGGCAATTGAGTCGGCAACGGCGAACATGCAACAAAGTAATCTCGATGACGAGTCTACTGACGATCAGGAAGGTAGCAAAATGACCCGAAACGTTTTTGAGAAGGATGAGAAGGAAGCGACTCCTGTTCTTTCTCATTCCGACATTAAGATGATTGTTGACAACGCATCTAAGACCGGGTCCCTGAAGGAAGCTGTTCAGGACTACGCCCTTTCTCATGGCATCAACGACATCGAGACTCTGTTCCCCGAAGCTACTGCAATGACTTCTGCGCCTGAGTTCATTACTCGGCGTATGGAGTGGGTCAACAATGTTCTGTCAGGCGCTCGCAAGACTCCTTTCAGTCGCATCAAGACTCACACTGCTGACCTTACTTTCGAAGAGGCTCGTGCCAAGGGTTACATTAAGGGTAGCCTGAAGAAGGAGCAGTTCTTCAGTACAGCTCGGCGAGTTACTACCCCGCAGACCATCTACAAGAAGCAGAAGTTGGACCGTGATGACATCATTGACATCACTGACTTCGATGTCGTGGGATGGATGAAGGGTGAAATGCGACTGATGCTCGATGAGGAGCTCGCACGAGCAGTCCTTATCGGTGATGGTCGTGATCCTGGCGACGAAGACAAGATTCAGGAAGCTAATATTCGTCCGATCGCCAAAGACGACGACTTCTATACGATTACTGTCAATGTTAACATTGGTGACGCAAGTTCTTCGGTTACCGAGGTTGTTGATGCAATTGTTCTGAATCGTCAGTACCTTCGTGGTAGTGGTCAGCCCACAATGTACACCACAGAGACTGTTATTGCCCAGTTCTTGCTTTTGAAGGACACTTTGGGTCGTCGTATTTACACTTCACTGGACCAACTTGCTTCTGAACTTCGAGTTAGTGCAATTGTTCCGGTTGAAGTTCTTCAGGATGAGCCAACTATCGTTGCTATTCTTGTCAACATGAGTGACTATGTCATTGGTGCAGACAAGGGTGGCCAGGTTGCTCTATTCGATGACTTTGACATTGACTACAACCAGTACAAGTACCTGATCGAGACTCGTTGTTCTGGAGCCTTGATTCGTCCTAAGGCAGCTATGGTTGTTATGTCGGAAGCTTCTGCTAATGTTCTACTTCCTGCTCCGACCGAGCCTACTTTTGTTGAAGATACTGGTGTTGTCACCATTCCTACTGTAGCGCATGTCGTTTACAAGAATGCTGACACTAGTGCCACTCTAGTTGCTGGTGCTCAGACTGCTCTTGCTTCAGGAGCTACACTGAATGTGGTGGCAACTCCTGCTGCTGGCTACTACTTTGCGACCAGTGAGAATGATGAGTGGAGCTTTACTCGCCCGTGATCCAAGGAGTTAAGATGGCTAGATTCTTTGGAGAAGTTGGTTACGGCGAATCCATAGAAAATCCATCTGACTCTGGTGTGTGGGAAGATATTATCACTGAAGCTCAATATTATGGCGATGTGATTCGGAATACAAGAAAATTGGACGCTGGTGAAAGTCTCAACGACGATATAACTGTAAGTAATTCAATTAGTATCGTCGCTGATGACTTCGCCAACGAACATTTTTTCAAAATTAAATACGTACGATGGTCGGGGGTTCTATGGACTGTCACAAATGTGGAAGTCAAGAGCCCTCGACTCATCCTTAGCTTGGGGAGTGTTTACAATGGCCCCACGGCTTGAGCTTCAGGCTATTCTAACCGAAATTCTTGAAACCGATCAAGTATATTTTCAACCTCCACCTAGTTTACAAATGGATTATCCATGTATCGTCTATAAAAGAGAATACGTATTGACAAGGTATGCGGATGATAAACCATATACAAGTAGAAAGCGCTATCAGATAATTGTAATTGATCGAAATCCAGATAGCGACATTCCAGATAAAATTGCCAAGCTACCACTATGTTCATACGATCGGTTTTATACCACTGAGAACCTCAATCATGATGTTTTCAAACTTTTCTTCTAGGAGGAAAAATGCCAGCACTTGTTTGGGATCAGACAGGCGAGCGTTTTTACGAAACTGGTGTTGATCATGGAGTTCTTTACATTCCGGATGAAGATGGAGTGTACGACACTGGTGTTCCGTGGAACGGTCTTACTACTGTTACAGAGAGTCCTACTGGGGCCGAAGCTACTGCTCTTTACGCAGACAACATCAAGTACCTGAACCTCATCTCAGTTGAGGAATTCGGTGCTACCATCGAAGCATATACTTACCCAGATGAGTTCACCCAATTCGATGGTCTTGGAACTCCTGTTCCTGGTGTCGTTGTTGGTCAGCAGCCTCGAAAGATGTTTGGATTGTGCTACCGAAGCCGTCTTGGTAATGACCTTGAGGGCGAAGAGCATGGTTACAAGCTTCATCTAGTCTATGGATGTAGTGCTGCTCCATCCGAGAAGGCATACAATACCATCAACGACTCCCCAGATGCTATTACCTTTAGCTGGCAGATCACTACAACTCCTGCCCCAGTTACAGGTTACAAGCCTACCTCCCTGATCGTCGTTGATTCAACTGTGGTAGATCCTGCCGACCTTACTGCACTGGAAGCTCTTCTCTATGGCAATACTCTTCCGGCGGCACTGCCTACTCCGGACGAAGTATTGGCTGTCTTTTCTACTCCGTAATTGGAGGATTGAGAATGCTCAAACTTACTATTCTAGGAACTGAATACTACAATGACGAAACAGAAACTTTCGAAACTGTTGGAGACATTGATTTAGAGCTAGAGCATTCTTTAGTTTCACTGTCAAAATGGGAGTCGAAATTCAAAAAGCCTTTCTTGAGTACTGAGATTAAAACTATTGATGAGAATCTCTATTACATAGAGGCCATGATTATCTCTCCAATTTATCCCTTTGACATCTTTCAAAGACTAAGTCAAGAAGATCTTCAACACATAAACGAGTATATTGAATCAACCGAGTCCGCAACTACTTTTGGTTCAATGCCAGAACGAAAAGGTAGAGGCGAGATCATTACATCTGAATTAATATACTATTGGATGGTTGCATTTCAGATCCCTTTCGAATGTGAATACTGGCATTTGAATAGACTCTTTGCTTTGGTTCGTATATGCAACATTAAGAATACAAAACCAAAGAAGATGTCTCGAAGTGAGATCGCAAGTAGAAATCGTGATCTTAATGCTATAAGACGAGCACAATACAACACGAGTGGTTGATTGGAGGTTAAATGGCCGTTCTTGTTTGGGATCAAGTAGGCGACCGTTTATACGAGACTGGTGTTAGTAAAGGCGTTCTTTATAAGAATGATAGTATTGGTGTCCCTTGGAATGGTCTAACTGCTGTCGAAGAGAGTGTTTCTAATGAGGTAGAACCAGTTTATTTCGATGGTATTAAGTTCGATGATATTGTAACCATTGGTGATTTTAGTGCTGTCTTACGTGCTTTTACTTATCCAGATGAGTTTCTATATTATGAAGGAACAATGGAAGACCAAGATGGCTTCTTTATTACAAATCAACCACTGAGTAAATTTGGCCTATCTTATCAAACAAAAATTGGAAATGACATTGCTGGAATTGATAGTGCATATAAGATTCATATTCTATATAATCTGACTGCCATTCCTTCAACAACAGTTTACTCAACTATAGGCGAAACTTTAGAACCGCTTGAGTTTGAGTGGACAATTTCAGCAATTCCTGAAGATATTGAAACGTTCCGACCTACTGCTCATGTTATATTTGATAGTCGTAAAATGAATCCTCATTTACTGCAAGACATTGAGAGCATTCTATATGGTGATGAAGAAACTGAGCCTCATCTTCCTTCGCTTAAGGGCCTGTCTGCATTTATCAGAAAATGGAATCGTCTTATTATCACTGATAATGGCGATGGCACTTGGACAGCTACATCGAATGAAGAGGGTATTATCACTATGCTCGATGGCATTACTTTCCAGATTGTTTCGGATACTGCAGAGTATATTGATGCAGATACATATACAATTAGCAGTAGTGATAAGAATGAGGAGGATGTCTGATGGCGACTATTACTGGTTTAACCGCCGAACGTATGCAAGCAATTATTGACGATACTGTTACTGGCGCTCATATCTCAGGTGATAATCTTATTCTAGAACTCTATGATGGTGATACTATCGATGCTGGTAGTGTTCGTGGTGTTCAAGGAGTTCCAGGCGCTACTTTTACAATCTGTACAAGTACTACTCGCCCCACTGGTCTTACTACTCTTGATGAGGGTCTAGCAATTTATGAAACAGATACAAACCTAGTTCGTATTTGGACTGGAGCTAGATGGCGACTTCAAGAACGAGTTATTTGTACCAGTTCTACTCGTCCTGCATCGTTGGTTTCTGCAGATGAGGGCGTTGAAATTTATGAAACTGATACAGATCTTGAGTACGTATGGAGTGGTAGTGCATGGATTTTAGCTCCTATTTATTTCACATTCGCTAGTGCAACAGCACGTTCTACAGCTATCACCTCTCCGACAGAAGGTATGGCTAGTTTTCTACGTGATGTAGATGCATTTGAGATCTATGCAGGTACTTCATGGAAAAAGCCCTGGAATATGCCATGGGGTTATATTACTCAGGCAGAAACAACTGGAGATATTACAGGAATTACAACTATTGCAGATGTTTTGACAGTTAATTTCACTGCAGTTGCTAATCGACGTTATAGAATAACAGGAGATGCACAATGTACACAGAGGGGTGGAGACGGAACCTCAACTCTATTTTTGCGTAATGCTGCTAATACTATTCTTCAACAGCGTGGTTTTTATGCAGCAGGAAATGGTCTTTCATTCCCTCTACATTATGACAAAGTTCTTAGTAGTCTTGCTGCAGGAGCTACTACTCTTAAAATGTCACTAAATACTGGAACCAATTCGGTTGATCTTCAAGGTGGATCAGGAAGACCGGCTGTTTTACTTGTTGAAGATATTGGACCGAATGGCACAGCAACATAAAATGGAGGTAGTTGATGCCTGATAAATGGCTCCCAGGAGCTACTCATGATCCTGGAAGAAATGCTGGATATAATTCTGGATTTAATTCATTACAACTTGCTGTTGCACACTTTACTGTTGGCAGCGATTCTCGTGGAATTGCACGACAGGGTTTCTTTCATTTTCTTGTCCACCAAGACGAGTTTCGTGAAGGCGGGTGCACACAATATGCAGAAATTGATGCTGTAACTTGGCACGCCGGAGGAAGTTCTGGGATGCCGGACGCAAACGATCGTGGACCAGGAATCGAATTCGAACGAATGGTTACCGGTCCACCAGGTCCAGACGGTATCAGCGAGGCCGAACCTCTGACTCCTAATCAGATTCGTTGGGGCCAACGTATTGCTAAGTTTTGTGCTGAGTGGGGAATCCCAGCAGTACTTTATGATGGGCCTCGATATGGAGCTCGTGATTGGCATGGTTGGGTAAATCATCATGATCTCGATAAGGATCGATCTGATGGGCTTACAATTGCCGAATGGAATCTAATAATTTCCCCGGGGGGAAATTCCCCAAAAACAAGGAGTATTAAGGTGCCTCAAGTTGTAACAGTCGAAGGCGTTCCGTTTAGGGCTTTCTTGGTCGATAATGTGACTCAGAAGGAACTTCGTGGTGAAGGTACTGGGGCCTATGGTATCCCAAAGGAAGCTCAAGAAGCAATTGATGCTGGTGCATTGCCGTGCTACATGAATCGCTTTGAGTTCGACGGTCTTATTATTCGTACTCTACATGCTCAGGGTGACGGACGAAATGGTCTCTGTCCTGGAAGCGATTTGGGGACATTTCCGAAAAAGGCGTAGACATGATCTCAGCAGTTGATTCTGGATCATTTACAAAGACGATGAAATTTCTAGAATTGATGAAATCAGATCGCATATTCAACGTTCTTAACCATTATGGCCCTGTTGGAGTAAATCTTCTCTCAAGTGCAACCCCTCGAAGAACTGGTGAGACAGCTCATTTGTGGGACTATAAAGTTGTCCATCAAAATGGAAGACATATTCTTAGTTGGGGTAACACTCATGTAGAAGATGGTGTCAATATTGCTGTAATTATTCAGTACGGTCACGGTACAGGCACAGGTGGTTATGTAGAAGGAATTGATTATATTAACCCAGCGCTTCGTCCTCTGTTCGAACAAATCCTCAACGATATTTGGAGGCAGGTGACAAATGGCTAGTGTAGATGATCGCATTGTGCGGATGGAATTCGATAATGCAGCGTTCGAAAAGAAGCTAAACACTACGCTCACCAGCCTCGGTCAGCTGGACAAAGCACTGAAATTTACTGGAGCCACAAAAGGTCTTACTGATGTAAGCGCTGCCGCAAGCAAGGTTGATGTCAGTCATATTAGTGATGGTATTGAAGGCGTTAGTAAGAAATTCATTGCCTTGAGTACTGTTGCTATTACTGTTCTTTCTGGAATTACTGCCGCAGCTGTTTCGGCTGGCGCTAATCTTGTCAAGTCATTTACTATTTCACCACTCCTTGATGGCTTCAAGGAATTTGAAACTAATATGAATTCGATTCAGACTATTTTGGCTAATACAGCCAGTAAAGGCACTACTCTGGACCAGGTTAACGCCGCCTTAAATCAACTTAATATCTATTCTGACCAGACCATTTTCAACTTTGCTGAGATGGCCAGAAACATCGGTACATTCACTG